GGATGGAAGCCCGGAGACCCAGAGCCCAAACCGCCAGCTCCTGGCGAACCTGAATACGTACCACCGAAAACTAAACCCATAATGAATCCTCACAGTGAAGCACTTCTCTCTAAAGTAAATCCCATTTTGGCGGCAAAGGTCAGGTCTATGGCCGAAGCCCTTGCCGCTCAAGGGATAACCATAATCGTTGTCCAAGGTCTGCGCACAGTAGCAGAGCAAGACGCGCTGTACGCTCAAGGACGCACGGCTCCGGGCAAGATCGTAACGAACGCCAAAGGTGGGCAAAGTTGGCATTGCTTTGGCTGTGCCGTAGATTGTGCGCCAGAAAATAAGGACGGCTCTATTGACTGGAATGCCTCACACCCGCAATGGAAGGCCATGGAAGCCGCTGGGGTAGCAGTGGGCCTTGTTTCAGGAGCTAATTGGGTAAGGTTCGTAGATGCTCCGCATTTCCAGCTTAAAACGCAATTTCCTGAAGGTGCGCCTGATACCGAAGTGCGAGAGCTTTACACTAAAGGCGGCTTACAGGGAGTGTGGGATGCCATAGTGCCGAACGTGCCAGAAGTTGAGAACGTGTGAGCACCTTATTGGTGCTAGTTAAGTTGTATGCCGTCAAATTTGCTTTGCGACTTGGGACAATGCCAGCGTTCTTCCCATCTAGTATCTGAATCTGGGGTAGTGTATCATATCGGTCTTGCTCCATTTGTCGATGGTTACGCCCCATAATCCTTCCCTGCTAATGTCGGATTTTTTAACTGCGAATGTCGGACTGCAAAACCGTCTAATCCAATGGTGGCGTTCTTCCACGGCGCGCATGTCCAGGTGGCAAAAGTCTTCTGTTCCTCCATGGCCTCTGCCGAAATATAGAAGTGTTACATGTTTCTTTTCCTCTTGTGTAATTTCTTCTTTGGCCACGGCGCAGGGATATAGAGAAAATCTACCGCAATCAATGCCCCCGAAATGTGGATGAAGAATCGTATAAAGCGAGAACAGCATAACTACCACTGAGATGTAACCCGAACGTTCGGGGCGTGGAATGCGCTTCAACAACCCTTCAACGTCAATGACTGGGAATAATTCTAGCAAGCTACCCTCTCTATGAAAACATCATACACTCTAAACGCCGCATTTCTACTGCTTATTTCAGCCTCTGCCTTCGGGCAATGTGATGCTACACTCTGGAACCACGTCTACAACAAATCACGCTTGCACGTAATAAAAAAGTGCGTCACGGTCACAGGAACAATAGACCGCGCCTGCCGCAAAGAGCACGACGGAGATTTGCATTGCTTCCTGAAAGTGGATAAACAATTCGAGTACATGCTGAATTCAGCCAACATGAAGCACGAGTTTGGCGATTTAGTCTTTGAGCCAATTTGCGTAAACCGGCCAACACAAAAGGATGCAGTACAGGCGTGCAAAGGATTTAGCCAGAGCTTTCCAGGAATAAAAGTAGGCAACCGAGTAGCAGTGACAGGAGATTACGTGAATGACACGGCCCACCAGCATAATGAACTGCACGTTGTGTACAAAGTGGCCAAGCTGCCCTAGCTTCTCGGATCATCTCCGCCATATCTCAGAAATTCATGCCACGCTGCCACGGTCAGGAATTCTTCGGCAGTCAGATTCTTCAAGTTCTTGGTGCACGCCGAACGAAGTAAATCCATGAATTTCATTTGTTCCCCCTCTATGCGTCCCCCTGAGCCCCACCATGGAACCCCATCACGCGCCACGGACTAACTTTTCCAGTGATCCGCCTTCGTCCCACCGCTTGATTCTCTGGGCAATTTCTTCCGGAACTTCCCAATCAAACAGCCCTTGATGGCCTCGTAATGGAATCGCCGGATTGAGGTCGATCACTGGGCCACCGTCTAGCATCCATCCCCAGCGGCCATCGTCATAATTTCCCCACAATTCCTCATCCTCTCCGATTTCTTCCCTGAGAGCTTCTGTTGGCCGACAATCGGTGAGTTTCACAATGCAGATGGCTGCGCCTAAATCTAGCTTGTCGAGATCGCCTACCCAATGTTTCGCAAAGTCTTTAAACCCATCTGCGTCTGATCCGCACGATTGACGGATTGCCGATTCGACAGATTTTTTGGCGGCATGAATCGCAAGCCAACCGCGATAACCTGTCAACCATGAGCGCGTCTCTACTTGCTTCGCTCCTACGCGAATTGCTTCTGCCCATGGCTGCCACAAAGACAAAACTTTAATCTTCATTGTTTGTTCTTCTCTCTTATCTGGGGGCACAAGCCCCACAAAGACTACTTAAAAAGTATCGTCTATCGCATCGGCCAGATTTCGCAGCGCATCTGCCCTGTTTGACGATTTGCCATATACCAGCGTTCTGCCGTTTTCGTCCAACAGCGCAGCACACCACTCCTCGCCAATGTTGGAATAGCTGCAATCAACCGTTGCCGAAACGCTATCTTCGATAATCGCCATTTTGTTCTCTCTCCTCCCCTCGAATTAGATTGGACATCAAAGTTCCAACATGCCTCTTGTACCGCAATGCTTACCGCAGAATATATCTCCTTTTTTAATCTCAATAGTGCAGCGCTTCCCATTCGCAAGATGTTGGCAAACATAGAATCTGCGGAACTCCCAAGAGAATGCGTGAATCACTCCGCACCAACAGATGCCGCCCTCGCCAACTACGTGTCCAATGGTGGATTGAGACTTTATTTCTTGTGCCATCTGTAAAACTCCTCTGCGTCGGATTCGTAATCACTTCGGCAAGCCTGCGAACAAAATACCTGCTCTGTTCCGTCACGCCGCTTAATCAACTGCTTCGCCAAATCATCCGCATTCTTGCCGCAAAAAGTACAATTCATTCCCTTCCTCTTCTGTTCTGGGGGACGAGCCCCCGGTCACGCGCCTAAATCTTTATCTTCCTCGAGTTCATCAACCCTTTCCTCGAGCTGTGAAACGCGGTCGCGTAAATCTCTAATTGCATCTTCTACAGAATAAGTTTCGTCAAACATCACATCACCTGCACTTTCTGAATCTCTCCAAACTTCTTTCCCAGATCAGCCCTGCACTCAGCTCAGGGTTTTTCGACAACGCCAAAATTAACGCTAATATCGAAATCGTGAAGCGGTGTACTCTTGTCCTTCATGTCGATGCCTAACTTCTTTGCGTTTTTCAGCATGGCCTTAACCAGCGTATCAGCACCCTCGTAAAATGGCTGGTCAGTGTCGTTCTCAGTATCTTCGAGAAAAGAATCAAGCTTCTCTCGCGTGTCTTCGTCGGACCCGCTAACTTCAACTAACATGACTACTTTTACAATTTTTATTCTCATTAGCACACGCTCACATTCTGGGCATCCTTGACCTCATGCCCCAAACTCGCGCTACAGCACAACACAACGCCTCTTGCTGCCCACAGAAGCGTCCCTAGAGCCGCAATCTCGCACAAGGGATACATCCGCGCTACCAAATCCCAATGGCCCTTAAAATTGGCTGCCAGCACACCCAGAATCGAATCTGAGCAACCCAGAATGATCAGCCCATAAGCAACGCGCTTCCATGCCCTCTCAGGGAATCCACTCATTAGTGCGACAAAAAGCCCAATTGCCAAAAATAGGTTTAGCGACATCTCAATATCAAGCATTCGGCTATATCTGAGGGGAGCCATTCCATAGGCCAGCATGACACCCATAGTCGCCAGCATGGAAAGCACGATTGAAAGCAGGCGCACATACATTCTGCTTTCCTTCACCATGAAACCGATACAGGTGACGGTCAATACGATCTGAAAGAAATATTCCAGCGGCTTGACGATCCAAAAGGCCAGATCATAAAAATTGCCAATGAATAGCGATGCAAATGTGATGACATCGAAAATCACGCGAGAGGCTGCATATGCCGAGAGAGGGAAAAGGCTCTTGCGAAAAGCTACTGCCAATATTGCCGCTTCGATAATAAACTCGACAAGCCAGAGGGCATAGTCGAGCGGCATGAGATGGACTATCATGCCGCCCTCCAGGTTACAACTTGCAGGGAAATGGATCTCCGCAACCCGGACGCGGGCCGTCCGCAACTCTCCGGGGTTGAGACGTTCTGATTGACGATGGATGGCAGGCTCCCCAGCCGAGCAGAACAATTACTGCCACAAAAAGGAGCGATAAAAAGATTCTTTTCATGCCCAGAGTTTACGCTCAAGTTGTTAAGCTGCATAGGGTTATTTCTCCGGCTTCCAAGGTTCTAGACGTTCTGCCAATGTTTGAACAGTTGGCCAAACTTTAAGATGTGGAGCGGTCGCAATTGCCTCGCACACTTCCAGTAGATTAGCAAGGGAAGAATCCAGCATAACCGCCAATTTTGCCTGAAAGTTAGGCACGGTTTCGCCGCACATATCGACCAGATCATCATCAACCTCTCTGGCTAAATTCATTGCTGCCCTGCTCGGCTTGGTGTCGCTCATGGTTTCTCTCCCAGCTTGCGAAATTCAGCGGCCAATTGCGAACACGCGGTTTCTATTCCATCCCGAAAATCTTGGGACTTGTTATTATCCGCGCTTGGCCAGTATGTCATCCTTGCGACCGCCAACCTCGCTGCGTCCTCTATCCCGGCCTTCCGCCCAGCTTCGTAAGCCTCACGAACAGTCCATGTGATAGAACCCACCCCCGGATAATCGGTAGAAGTGGTAGCGTCCATGCCATAAGCCTTTGCGCATTTAACAGCCAAATCTGAAATGATTTTCTCCGCTATCGCCCGTTCCTTATCCGTGTCGCTCATTTACTTTGTCCGCCCTTCACGAGTCGTAAATCGGCGCGATTCCATGACCAAAATCCAGCAAGGATGCGGTCTAGCCTCACGCCGTCCTTAATGTCGGAATATACGAGTTCTATTGTCGCGGTTTCCCTCTCGCCAATCAGCCGAACCTTGGCACCGGCAACCATGCGATCCATTTCCTTACGTGTTGGCTTCGGCATTTCTAATCCCCTTTCCCGGCTACTCTTCCAATTCGTTCAGGTGGTCTACGATGCTCCGCGCTTCATCTTCAGTGGCGCACCATTCGCCAATCGGATGCCAAGTCTTCCCGCCGTTCTTGCTGCGCTCGATAATGAAGCCATCAAACTGCCCCGGAGCGTAACGATAATGAATCATTTGATTTCCCCTTTCCCGGCAGCGGCGAAATGTTCAATTTGCAGGTTTCCATCTTCGCTGATTACGATGGCATCTCCGATCTCCAGTTCAAGCCATCCCGTCTTATCGGTGTGAATCGACAGGCCGCGATATTTCAGCAGTGGTGCAACATAAGAGCCGCAACATTTGCAGTTTTCTCCCGGCGTGTAATCGGCACACATGCCAATATCATTCCGGTCGCCCCACTTCAAGAGACGTTCCGTAGAGCGCGCGTCTCCGTCAAAAACCATACGTTCCCCCGTTTTACCCTCTGGCATCACTGGCCTCCCCCGGCCTTCCTGAGGTATTCTTGTCTCGCTTCAATAGCTACCTTTAGAGCATGTTCTTTTGATTTGTGCGATTCCGCTCTGGCGATGCCGCGCCCTTTGTAGAAGGGAACATTTTCAGCAATGTAGCTCTTGCTTTCTGGGATGCCCCAATATTGCTGCTCATGTGGGCCTTCCGCGACTGAGCCATCGTCAAGCATGATGCCGACTGACCAGCGCGTAAACTCGCATTCCTGTAACTCTCGGTTCAATGGCCATTCAACAATCTCATTGAAGTCTTTTTCGGAGCAGGCATCAGAGCCTTTGCATTTGCGAATATATTCTTCGGCTTTAGCGCGAGTGGTAAAAAGCCCCTTAACGCCATAATCCGAGTAACATCCAGCCGTGACCATATAAACATTCGCCATTTTGTTTATCTCTCCCCTTACGTGCCAACGCGGTTACTTCGTTAGCCTTGCAATTTCTCCGTTCCGTGAAACCAAAAATCCGTGCCTTTCATACCATTTCTTGAGCTGGAGTTTATCTAGGCGCGGCTTCATTGTGCCGTAAGGCACTACGTTTCCTGTGAGCATGACCTTGTGCTTGTCCGCAAGGCCACAAAGCCAAAGCAACCCTTCTGTTCCGTGGCCCTTGCCTCTCACCAGAGAACGCAGAGAAAAGCGGATAGAGCCATTCATCGGGCGGCAATCGAAGGCTACGCGGCCATCCCAAATCTGCTCAGTATGCGCGAACGGGTTTGTATCTGTGCTGCCAAAATAATCATCCATGAAAGATTTAACGCTCATGCCGTTCTCCGCACATATCTGCAAGGTGGCCATACCTCATCCTCTTTTCCTTTTCGCTTTGCGGCGTGGGGTTCCGGGCCGCTTAGTGCGTGAATACTTGTTGTGGGGCCGTAACGATTGGATTCTCTGCTTTGGCGCGTAGCTTGTTGGCCATTTCATAGGCCCGACCGCCAATGTCATTCAAGGAACTACGCCGCTCATCGTGCCACTTTTTGCGCCATATTTCGCGCTTCGCAGGATCGTCAATTAGGGCGAGTCCATCAAAGTAGGTTTGGCGGTTATCTTTTCCACCTATCAGGCATGAGTCAAGACAATCGGCCAGTTCGTTGCTGCGCGTCTCCATAACACCATCCAAAATCGCGCCTGATGATTTGGAAAAGTGCTTCTGGCAGAATTCATCAATCCCGCCGAACATAAAAAACGGCACCTTTACACCGTCATCGCTCAATGGCTCAAAGGCATATTGCCCTCTGCCCAGCAAAATGCACGCTACAAAAGCCAGTTCTAAATCATTGGCTTCAATCGTGTAGGCATCGCTCATATTGATAATTTCATAAAGCATTTACTTTCTCCTCTTTTTAGTCTTGCGTGGGGTTCCGGGCTTGGGGCCGCGCTTCCGGGGCCGTCCAACTTTCATGGTTTCTCTGTTCCAGTCTTTCCGCTTGCATTTAGCGCAGCGATCAGGTGGATTGTTTGGGTCATCGCATGGCCATCTATGCTGGCATTTCTTCCGCTGGCAACGCCAATAGAATCCGGGTTCAATGGGAGTCATGGCCAGTATTGTATCGCCAGTGCTCATTGCTCGGCACCAGCCCCGCTCTCATAGTCATCGGCGCACTTCTGAGAACATGCCCGGATTTCTCCGCGCTCCGTAGACCACAGGCTCTTGGTTAGGTTTTCGCATTCGTGGCATTCGGCCAGCAGAGCAGAGTCTTTAATCTGTATTGCCATATTTATCACCGCCAGTGACAATATCGCACAACGCGAAAACCGTGTCAAGAAAATAATTGTTGCCAGCGGTGATAATTTTTGCAATAATCCATCCCGTCTCGGCACTTAATAAAATTCTTATCCGCCGGGACGGTCGCAAAATCCCTTATTCATTCATGGAGCGAAACAATGCAGCAATTCTTAGCAAATCCTCATTTTCAAATCGGGAATAATTTCCACAGAAAAAGTGAGATTCTTTACACTTCTAAACCATCAACTCTGTTAGATTCGCGCACTGCGATATGTTCAATAAAGAACATACGCGAATCCGGGCTATCTGGCCGTAGCCGCCCCGCCGAAATGCTCTTCGGAGCTTTTAGACCCGACGACTTCAGTACCAGGGCTGAAACATTAGGACGGGCTATGAAGCAACACCCTGATGAGTTCAAGCTATTACCCCTTTCTGAGGCTGCTGATTTTTGGCTTCAGGGTAAGAAGCTCCACATTAAAAAAGACCGCACTCTTGAGGCTTACCAGCTCTACATCCGCAATCTGAAACGCCACCTTGGGGCTGTGCAGCTCTCTCAGCTTCACATTGGGCATATCCTGACATATCAGCAGGCCAGACGCGCTGAAGGGGCTTGTGCGGCCTACGTGAACCATGAAACGAACACATTGGCCCAAATCCTGACCCGCGCTGAGCTGTGGGACTTGATCGAAAAGCACTACAAACCATTACCGGTTGGCAACTGGACACCGCCTAAGGTTTTAACGCCTGATGAGGAAGATAAGTTCTTTCGGCTGGCGGCAAGCTGTCAGGAATGGCGAGTAGCACATTGGGCGGCGAACCTGACCAACAACACGTCCGCTGTAGGAACAGAACTTCGGCACCTTCAGCTAAAGCACGTTTTCTTGGAGCACAAACCGCCGAAGATTCACATACCAGACGACAAGGTTAAGAATGAGTTTCGGGCGAGAGTGGTTCCTTTGAATGCGATAGCAGAGCAGTCAATGCGATGGATCGTCGAACGTGCCGATGGTCTCGGGGCCAAACTGCCAGATCATTACATCTTCCCAAAGCGCATTCTGAGAAACAAGTGGGACGTAACGCAGCCGGGGAGTCGCTCATTCATTCGACGCGCTTTCAGGGAAATCAGAGACGCAATGGGGCCGGAATACAAATGGCTTCAGCCGCGAAACTTCCGAAACCAGATCATAACCAAACTGTTCGAGGCCGGGACTCCGGATGAAACGATCATGTCAATAGCGGGACATCAGAGCATCCGCATGAGCAGGTTTTACTCGCGCATTCGGGTTGACCGTAAGATGGAAGCGTTACAGGCCATCGTCCCGAAGAAGCCTGTGCAAAACGCATCCGGAAAGAAGCGGGTGCCCAATGTTGGCTAATGAAAACAAACGGGATAATTTTTCTCTTGACACGTTAGCTAGCAATGCTTATGATCTGCCCGTGAGACGCAAAACCTACAAAACGGCAGATGTCCTAGAGATGTTAAAACGCAAACAGGGAGATAAGAGCATGAGGAAGTTTGCAATTGAGCTTGGCATCTCCGCTCCCTACCTTTGGGACATTTACAAAGGGCAGCGTCTTCCCGGCCCCGCTGTTCTCGAAAAGTTGGGCTTGGCGAGGAAGAATATTCCGACTGAGCATGTTTACGAAGTTGTAGCTTAACCAGCGGTTTCCGTGTAATTGAAGCGATTTTAGAACACCTTCTTAAGTGTTTTGACCCCCTGCCTTACAAGCAGGAGGTCCACGGTTCGAGTCCGTGATCGCCCACCAATTACACGGAAGCCCTATAAATCCACGGGCTTCGTGCTTCTCTTTTAATCTGAGCGCACTGCAAGCCCCCTCACCCCCGAAGGGAAGCGCAAGAGTGAAGAAAAAAGAAGTCAGTAACGGTGCTCAGGCGGCGACACAGCCTGGGCCGATGGTTATCAACCTCCCTAAGTTAAACATTCAGCGCCTACGTATTCCCTTGATTGGCGATAGCTCTTTAATTTGCCATCGCTGGAGCGAAAAGGCCCGCAAGGAAATGCTGGATAAGCAGATGAAGAAAGCCAAGTCTGCGCGGGAGGCGAAAAATCCCGAGCAAGATTTTATGGACACGCTCTATGAACATCCTGAAGGCGGTTATGGATTCCCTGCCGTTGCCTTCAAGTCGGCGGAAATGCTTTGCGACAGCAATGTTGCCGGAGTTTTAGATGAATAGCCTAGGCAAGGCTTGTCATGGAAGCCATGGTCAGGTCGGGCACGGCAGGCTAGGTCAGGCAAGGCCGGAATCGGTAAGGCGTGGCGAGGTTCGTTACGGCTTGGCAGTCATGGTCAGGCATGGCGCGGACAGCAGGGCCAGTCTTGGCTTGGTAAGGCAGCCACGGCACGGCGAGTCGGGGCCAGGTAGTGTGCGGCTAGCAGTGGCGAGTTGCGGCATGGCAGGCATGGCGAGCGGAGGCACGTCTAGGCGTGGCGGGACAGGCTAATTGAAGATTTTAACCCATAACCGGGGCTGAGCAATTCGGCCCCCAATAACACCCGAATGGAAAAGATTTCTATGAAGCAATTTCACAGACTTACCGACCTCGCCGGCCAAGATGATGCACAGCGCACATACGAGAGCATGGCAGCATTTGAAGCCTACGCTAACGAGATTCAATGGCCATTCCGTGCAACCGGAGAGCAGTCGGAATATTGGGCATTACTGGCAAAGAATTGGGGCCGCGCATGAGCACCCAAAAGGCGGATACCGTGCCATCCAAAGAGACGAAATTTATCGCTCTACCGGTTCGTGCAGGCGATTACGGCGATGACATTGTTGATAGCAGGGACAATCCTCTTGCCACGCTTTACGGCGATGAACGCGAACCTGAAACAGCAGCGCAGCGGGATTACATCGTTCGTGCTGTCAATTCATTCGATGACATGTTGGCCGCGCTGAAGGATGCTGAGCTTCACATTGCCGAACTGCGCGAAGCGTGGCAAAGGGGTGCAATCTCAGAACATGACGGTCAAGGCGGGACACGCTCAAATCGAAACGTTGACGTGCATATCGAAATCCGTGATGCCATCGCAAAGGCAGAAACAAAATGAAGCACGCGGAGAAAAATCCGGAGATACGCCCAAACCGAGAGCTTCCGTTATTCGAGCAGAGTTTCTACAAGTTTGAGCAGCAACAGGCCATTGCTCACGATGCTGATATACCCCAGCGTCGTGAGGAGGTGCCTATGATGGACGAACCGCTGGTTAAAGCCGATTCACGGCAGGCGGAAAAGCGTCCTACCAATAAAACTTCTAATACTAAATTTTTATATAAAAACTTAGAGACTAGCACTGCGGCGGGGTCAAGTGACGGCCCCGCCGATAAAGCCAATGCACGCAAAACGGACAGGCCCACGAGTCACATGGCAGCGGCCAGCGTAAGCCTTGTAAATCTCGGCAGAACTAAAAACTGCATTCTGTCGATTCTCCGCACCTGTGGGCCACAAACGGATGAGCAGATAGCTAAGAAATTTCTAGAACTCTATGGCGAAAAGCGTGCTTCGCCGTCCGGACTTAGGTCGCGCCGAAGCTGGTTAGTCGATCAAGGCTTTGTTGAAGCTGCTGGTGGATTCAATGAAGACGGAACTACTTGGGGCATAACGGGCAAAACGGCGAGTAAGAGAAATTGTTTGGTATGGAGGCTGCGCAAATGAAAGTGAAGGTCAGTTACGGCCAGTGTTCGATGTATGTGCTGGGCATGGACATGAACTGCCCTCTGTGTGGAGTGCTGGTTAAATCGGGCGAAAACCATAAGTGCGAAAAGACCTAGCCCAAGAAAATTAAGCGCAATAGAAAATCAGAGCGGCTTACGCCTGTGGGAGAGACAAAGTGACCATCGAAGAATTTATGAAATCAATAGAAGAAAAAATCGCCAGTCTCATGCGGGAGATTGAGGCGATCTATCCAGAGCTAGGCAGACAAACTTACCGCGTTAAAGACCTAAAGAATTGGGCTATAGAACAGCACCTTACGGACATTACCGCAAAAGACGAAGAGATTGCCCGTCTCAAGAATATGCGCGATGACGTTTTGGCCGAAACCAAGAATCGGGCGGTGTCCGCATGAGCGACGCACTCAAAGACCTTATCGCCCGCGACGAATGGCTGGAAGTAGCGAAGGCAATCACGTTTGCTTACGTAAACGCTCCAAAGAATCCAGCTAAATACGCATGGGTTTCAGCCGTGGAAGAAGGCCCGTACCACATCGAAACGAACGACTCAGCGGCGAATGGCGGGCAGGGATTCAAAGCAATTTGCGGAACAGCGGGTGACTTCAATTTTCATCTTCTCCCAGCGCAGATTTTCCCAAGCCAGAAATGCAAAACATGTCTCGACCTTGCTGGGGAGGGCGGCAATCTACCGAACGCGCAGACGTGCGCTGCTTCGGGGACGCTGATTTACTCTCCAGCAATTCAAACTTCAGAAGTTGCTGGCATGGCTACTGGCAGTGCGCCAGAAAAAGATAGCCCTATGGTCGGCAATGGCGGCGGGTGCCCGTCTCACTCGCCGCTTTACCTAACTGCTGCGGAAATTGTGGACATCGTAACGAAAGGAAGAGAGTAATGAGCACCGAAAACATTGTGAAGTTTTTAGAGACAGCATACAGCGACGAAAAATTGGCGGCTCTGTTGGCGCACGCCCAAGATGGCAAGCTAGGATTTTATTCCTGCTGCTGTTTGGTCGGAACCGCTACAGCCATGCACGCATTAGTGGCTGCACCTAAAGACAGGAATGTTACCGGAGATGAACATCTCTCGATAGCTAGACAACTTCCATATGCATACGCCGCAGAATCCGAGTTTTCGCATCTCGGAAAAACAGATGTTGAACGCCGAAAACTACTAATTCCGCTCATCCTTGCCGAGATTGAACGCCGCGAATTAACTGCGCAATACCGCATGGAAGAAGAAGCTGCTGCCGAAGAAGGCGCGGCCATTGAAGCCAGTGGGTATCCCGATCCGGGAAGCGATAGGAGATTTGCATGATGACGGCAAGGTGGTCTAACGGGACTGACAGCATCGAGGCTACAGGGGATTCAGCATTTGTTACTTGGGCGCATCGAGAGTTCCATGCGTTCCGGGCTGAATTGGCGGAGCAGGCGCAAAAACAGGCTCTCAGGGATTCGATGATGGCTGAGCGTAATGCTCTCTTTTCCGCGCAAGTAAAGGCCAAAAACAGAATCAAGGAGATTGATTTAATTCTGAGGCATTCCGCATGAGCCGCCTATCCACTGCTTTCAAGCTGGTGCTGGCCTTTGCGCTATTGACTATTTTCTTCGCTCTTATGGCGGCAGAGATGAGCAAGTAGATGGCGTTAGTCGGGCAAATAACGTGTGACGTGTGCGGCAAACAGAAGCAGTCCGTAAATCATTGGTGGCTGGCATCTGTGCATGATGGTTTTTGGGTGCTGCCATGGAATGAGACTTTGCAGATCAAAGAATACAAGCACTATTGCGGACACGAATGCGCAGTTAAAGCTTTTAGTGAATACCTGAGCGGAGGAAAGTAAATGAAGGCATGGATTCTATTCAACGAGGACGGAGAACCAGAATTCATTGATGCCACGCTCACGGAAGAGCAGTTCAAATCGTGGTATCTGAAATATTTTGATCGCGGATGGACGGCGGAACTTTGCGAAATTACAAGGATTAAAAAGTGATACGCCAGAGCAAGCGGATTCCGACAAAGCGCGCAAGGCCCAGAGTGGTTCATTCTGAGCGCACGGCCCACCTGAATGGAGGCCACAAGCGCGTGAGGCTGTACGGATCAGCGAGAGATAAGCGCAGGGCAGAAGTATTTGAGCGTGCAGGCGGAAGGTGCGAAGAAATGATTCCTGTCGCGGATAACGGCGATTTGTCTTGGGGCCGCGTTCGATGCCTGAATCGAGCGACGGAATGGAGTCACTCAAAACACGGCGCACGGAAATGTGATTGCTATTCGCCGACAGCGAAAGGGGCGTGCTCGATAGCAAGCTGTACAGAATGCCATCAAAAGCGGCACAACTGCGGCGGGAAGCCGATAACCGTTACCAAGAAATCATTGAAGGAGAACGTAGCATGATAACCAAAACACCCGGATTCATTGTTGCTTGTATGGAATGCCACGGCGGAAAAGGTACAGCAGTAGACACGATGGAAGAAGCACAGGCAATGGCCGACACTCATTTTTCAGCGGGCGATAAGCCTCACGCTGGCCACACAGTAGCGATTATTCCAGCAGAGTTAGTACGAAAGCAGAAATAAATTTATCGGGACGGGGAGCATCAACATGGCGACACAGCAGTACGAACTTCCAGAAGTTACGAAGCAAATGGCCGTGAGGCAATCAACGCCGATGGATTTGCTTAACATCGCGCTTACAAACGGAGCTGCCATTGACGTAATTGAGCGGCTGGCAGCACTTCAGGAAAAGGCTATAAAGTGGGAAGCTGAAGTCCATTTTAATCAGGCAATGAATCAGGCCCAAGCCGAACTTGAGCGCATTGCTCCAGACCTGAATAATCCTCAGACCAAGAGCCGGTATGCCTCTTATGCCAAGCTCGACAAAGCTATCAGGCCGATCTACACCAAGTTCGGCTTCAGTCTTTCCTTCGATACCGCAGACTGTCCCTTGGCAGATCACGTTCGCGCCGTGTGCTACGTATCCAATTCAGGCCACAGCAGACGCTATCAGATTGATATTCCCTGTGATGGCAAGGGTGCCAAGGGCGGTGATGTGATGACCAAGACCCATGCCACGGGCGCGGCGATGTCTTACGGGATGCGGTACATGCTGAAGAATATCTTCAACATCGCAATTGGAGAGGAAGACAACGACGGCAACAATGCCCCCCAAATGGACGCGGACGAAAAGAACGAACGTCTTGCTCACTTCCCGAAGTGTGAGACTTTTGCCGAGCTTCAGGAGCACTTTGCCAATTCCTACAGGGAAGCTAAGAAAATTGGGGATGTTTACGCCGAGAACCAATTCATTGCCGCCAAGGACAAGCGGAAGCTGGAACTTAAGAAAGCGGGTGCCCAGTGAACGTCTTTGACTGTATCCAGCACTCGCCTGAATGGTATGCCGTGCGCCGGGGAAACCTTACAGCATCCAAAATTGCTGCTGCTACGGGCCAGCGGAAGCGCGGAACGGGCGAACTTGCTGCCCGTAGGAATATGCGCTTTGAATTGCTCTCAGAGATATTAAGAGACAAGACTACAGACCACTATGTTAGCCCATATATGGACTGGGGCATCGAGCAAGAGCCACGGGCAAGGGCTGAGTACGAAATACGCACCGGACAGTCTGTAGAGCCGCTGGGATTCATTTTTCACCCTACCCTGGATCGTTGCGGAGCGTCCCCGGACGGATACATTGCTCCGAACGGACTCTTAGAGATTAAGTGCCCTGAAACTCACAACCATCTTGAATACATAGACTCTGGCATCGTGCCTGTCGAATATGTCCCGCAGATGGCTTGGCAGATGGCCTGTGCAGGGCCAGAGATTGAGTATGTGGACTTCGTTTCCTTTGATCCGCGTCTAGTGGAGGAACTTCAGCTTTTTGTTATTCGCTACGAGCGGGACGATAAGCGCATTGCCGAGATGGAAGAACAGGCAATCGAGTTTCTTTCAGAAGTGGCACAGATGGCCGAGCGGCTGAAGGTTAACGCCAAACTGCCAACATTAGAAGATAAACTCCGCGAAAGTGTAAGGCAAGCCAAGGGCTACCATCCCGAGGAATCAGAGCTTTACATCACGGAATCAGACATCGCGTAAAAATTCGATCACAGGGAAATACAGGCAGCGTAAATGACAGTCAAAGACATTGCAGAATCGGCCCAGACTTTAGCGAATTACTGTTACCGGGAAGGTGAAGCGGCAGACGTAAAAATCATCTCCGGAGCAATCAAGGTACTGAATGACAAGGCCGCGATACTTAAAATGGATCGAACCGGGGAGATGGTGAAGAAGTAGATGGCGAATATTGACATTAAAGGATTACTGGGCGGAAAGCGCATTAATCGCTGTGCAGCCGAAGCACGTTGGAGATTTCCTTACTACTTTCTACTGTCAAATGCCTATGCCAGGATTGAACTCGATTACGAGGCCATTGCCCTGCACTTCGTATCGTTTCGCGGTAACTGTCCAACGGCGGAAGATATTGAAAAAGACTTCAAGGCGTACATATCAAATCATCTGATTTTCGTCTATCAGGTAGGTAGTAAAATTTGGGGCCAATGGGACTGTAGGCGGGAACAGACCGTTCGCCACAAGGATGCTCCAAGTAAACGATCCCCTAATCCTCCCGAGCCTGAATATCAGGAATGGCTAAAAGAACAACACCCTACAGATTGGGGGATGTTCCATTGGTCACTTAGTCCTAAAACGGTAACTACCGAAGAATCAAACACTTCACAAATTTTACAAAATGTTAATGAAAACCCTGAAAATCTAGAAACAATTTCGCGTGGGGTTGGGGTTGGTAGTGGGGTTGGAGGAGGTAGAGGGAGATACAACCCCCTACCCCCTTTGGAAAAACCGGTTCCTTCGGAACAGAACCTAGAAGACGAAAATTCAAAAGGGCCACAAGAGGTAATCGACCTCGATGTTTATTCCGCCGCTAAGGGGCTTGGTGAACTGATAGGTATGTCCGCAAGGGGCGGAGGACTACATATGCTCACTTCCGCAATAGAGCAAGCTGAAAGGCGGTGGAAGGGTAAGCGGCGCACTGAGATTGTCGATGCCATTGTGGTTCTGTGGAAAGAATATTGCGTTCAGGGTCATCATGCTCCGATAGCCCTCCATAACTGGCTAAAGACTTTGGGGAGATTTATCGACTCGGATGATTGGAAGATAAAAAAGCCAGTTGAATTTAAGCCGGATATTGACTGGCAGGGTGGCCACTTAGGGCCAGACGGGATTTACGTTAACAAATCAGGCAGGCGTATACCGGGATTTATTTGCCCGCCGCCGCCAAAAGGAGTCGCATGATTACAGAAAAATTAATGCCAGCTTCACTAGATTGCGAACGCGCCGTACTCGGGGCAATTCTGCTGGATAATTCATCTTTCGATCAGGCAGCGGCCAAGTTGACAACGGATTGCTTCTCTCTCGATTCGCACCGCAGAATTTATCTGCGGATGCAGGAACTATCAGAGGCGGGGCAGCCGATAGACTTTAGCACTCTGACAGAGCAACTTGGGAAGCACGCGGAGATCGAATCCGTTGGCGGAGTGGTTTACGTAACAAGTCTTACCGATGGTTTACCGCGAGTAAAAAATATCACTTCATATTGCGACATTCTGTTGGACAAGTTCATCTCGCGGCAGATTATTCACGCTTCCAATTCTGCCATTGAAGCGGCTTACGAACAATCTGATACTGGCAAGAGAAGTCTTGAATATTTATTGGAAACACTTCTCGGGCTGCAATCGAACGCGGTGAAGGAATTCGCTTCAACTCCAAAACAGTTTTCCGATCAAGTCATGGCAAACATGACAGAGATGAAAGAAAAGCGTTCTCGTCTGATTGGATTCTCTTTAGCTATTGAAGGGCTGAATCACAAGACTACAGGAGTACGCAAAAAAGAGCTTTGTGTCATCGGCGGCAGGCCAGGACAGGGGAAGACTTCATGGGCTCTCCAGATTGCCATTGATAACTGTCTGATGGGATCGGCGGTAGGAATTTTTTCTCTTGAGATGGACAAAGAATCACTCTTGCAGCGGGTTTATTCCTGCCATGGCCAGATTGACTTTACGCGCATCCGAGTCCCGTTTCTGTTGACGGATGTGGACACTTATGCGCTGGGACAGATCAAGCAAGAGGTAGATTCGTGGCCGCTTTTTATTGACGATGATGCGAATGGAGAAACCGGATTAACGCTTTCGGAATTATGCGCCAGAATTCGGCTACTCAAAAGACAGAATGGAGTCCGGCTGTTCATTATCGACTTTCTGCAACTTGTAAATGCTACTGGCCGCGACCCCCGCGAAAGAGTCACGCGGGTAATTCGCAGGCTGCGCAGACTGGCAAAATCTGAAGACATAGCAATCATCGCGCTTTCTCAGATGCCAAGACCTGCGCAGCACGATAAAAACAAGCGGCCAACGATGCACGATTTCATGGAATCTGGAGAGATTGAACAGGCCGCACACATCGCAATAATTCCATGGTGGCCAATGGACGATCAGGGAATCGTGATTGATGAAAAATGGCTCTGTATTTTGAAGCAGCGCAACGGAGAAACATGGGATGAGCCTGTGAGGTACCTTGGAAAATTTCAGCGGTATGAATCGAGGGAGGCATGACCCCACACGAACGCAAGGCCTTAGTTGAGCGCGGAGCAGAAAGAATCATGAATGAGTGGGATTACCTGCTTAACAAAGAAACCGCATTACTGATTTCTGAGGCTCTTTGGGAAGCATGGGAGCAGGAGATGAAGAACTAAATGGCAGAGAATAGCAAAACGGAAATTGACGTATTTCCAGAAGATGCAGAGAGTTTGCTTTATGAGTGCATTCGAGAGCTGAGTTACGTGCATTCGGTTGAAAATTGCACATCTGAGCTTTGCGCTTCGGCAGTGGGAGCCAAACTGATTGAACGCGGCATGAAATTTCTAAATGTCCGCGAACTGGCTGAGGAAACTTTAGACGCTCAAAGGAAAGCAGAATCGGGCGCGGGCGCGGCGGCGGGCGGGGAGAGCAGAGCATGACGGCAACAGCGATTGCAGTTCAAGAGAAACCTATTTTATTTAGCGGCGCAATGGTCAGAGCCATTCTTGAGGGCAGGAAGACTCAGACACGGCGAGTAATAAAGGCCGATACCGCACAGGGTATGGATTGCACGCGCCTGCTATTTAAGCGCAGGAACGGAGATGTGTTTCTCGATACCGCTGCTGAGGGTGAAATCATTGCCGCGTTTTGTCCCTACGGTCGTGGGCCGCGTGTCACGTTCAAGCCAATCCCCCGGACAAACGGTAAATACTTCGCCGGAGACGATGGGGTAATTTACAACTCAGACCGCAAGCCGATGTCGCCGTGGCTAGGTGGCTACAAGCAAAACTATCAGATGGTAGCGGTTGGTGAGCTTCGCAAAGAATATGTTCACCAGCTCATATGCGAGGCATTCTATGGTGTCGCTCCTGAAGGCTTACCCCAGGTGCGCCACATGGACGGCAATTCCAAAAACAACACGCCAATGAACCTTGATTGGGGAACGCCTGAACAAAACAGGGCGGATTCATCGGCGCATGGCAGTTTGACTGGCTCATCTAGTCCACACGCAAGGCTCTCCGATGCAAACGTGGAACATATTCGCCAGCAACGTGGCATTACCACGATACCGCATTTAGCCGCGCTATTCGATGTTGACGTTGAAACGGTGCGCGATGTACTGAACGGCAAGACGTGGGCCAATCACATCCAGCCACCTAGAAACTTACCGGCTTACATTCCTGAGCAGCCGGGAGATCGTCTCTGGGTGCGAGAAACGTTCGCCTTGCAGCAAAACGTTGAAGATGATGAGCCGCCGTTCAATGATGGCCGTCCAGTCAAGCGATTCGACAATGAAGATGAAAGCGGCTGGCTGCAACCGCATTACAGAGCAACCGATCCTCAGCCAGAATTGACCTGCCCGGAAAATCCGCGCCACAACTGCGGCAGCGAAGATATTTGTGCAAGCCCATGGCAACCATCCATCCATATGCCGCGCTGGGCCTCACGTCTCACTCTTGAAATAGTCAGCGTAAAGGTTGAGAGAGTGCAGGAGATCAGCGAAGAGGATGCCCAAGCAGAAGGCGTGATTGTAAGCGGGCAAACTTCACTGACGCATCGCCTTGCATTCATCAGCCTCTGGGACTCAATCAACGGCAAACGCACGATAAAACCTCCTGACGGCGATAAAGAGATTCCGTTTGCTAGCTGGGAGTCTAACCCTTAGGTGTGGGCAATTACGTTTCGGAAGGTCACGGCATGACGGCAAAGCCCTGCAAGCATCCAAAACTCGACAAGACTCTGCATTGCAAGACCTGTGGCGTAAAGGTGGACATCCGCGAAAAGAGGAACAAGTACGGAAACCGGAAAACAGTTGTGGATGGCATCACGTTCGACAGTGCAAAAGAGGCGCGGAGATGGTTCGAGCTTTCTGTAGCGCGAAACAGCGGAATTATTTCTTACTTGGCGCGGCAGACAGCCTTTGCCTTGGTAGTTAACGGTGTGCATATTTGCGATTACAAATCAGACTTCGACTATCACAAAGACGGCAAGAGGATTGTGGAAGATGTGAAATCGAAAGCGACCAAGACTCCTGCTTATCGGCTGAAGAAAAAGCTATTGAAGGCAATTTTTGGATTAGAAGTAATCGAGGTGTGAGGCCCAATGAGCGATAACACGCACTTAAAATCTGCTATAATGGGCGAGTCAGAAACAGCGTTAGCGCGCCGTCCTGACCCAGCAAACAGCAGATTGAGGCTGCTGCCTGTGCCCGACAAAAGCGTATCACAGTTCGTTCAATGCCAGCTAAAGCTGCGTCTTACGAAGGCGCAAGAGCGCGAACTGGAAACGTGGATTTATCACCTAACGTCCGTGTGGAATTGGGCAATCCGCAAGATCGAGCTAAATGCCAAAGACAGAGTCTATTTCTCTGCTCGTGACTTCAATAACCTGCTAGCAGGTCACAGTGTAAAGCTCGGCGTCCCATCCCATGTGATTCAAGGGGTTCTATCGACCGCATACGAATCCTGGTCGCGCTGCTTCAAGCGGTTGGCAGGAAAACCACGGCTGAAGGGGCAGCGTAGACCGCTGAGTTCAATTCCATTTCCTGATCCATTTTTAGCGCCCAAAGGAAGCCGCATTTACGTCCCTGCCTTTGGTAGCGTTCGTTTTCACAAAATGGACTTGCCAGCCGGGAGGATAAAGCGCGGTCGCATCTGCAAACGTGCTTCCGGCTGGTATCTATGCCTCATCATCGAAGGGCAGCCAAAACCGATTGAGCGCACAGCCAGTGGGATTATCGGCATTGATCCCGGCTTTGGCAACCTACTCACGACTTCAGATGGCGAAGTCATAGAGCACCCCAGAGAGCTTGAGGCTGGAGCTACACGGCTCGCACAGGCGCATCGAGGCAGGAACAAGAGACTGAGTGCCAGGATTCAAGAGCGTATCCGTAATAAGCGCAAGGATCGCAACCACAAGCTATCGCGGCGGCTGGTAGCCGAGAACGTCACCATAGTTTTTAGTTCTGACAACATCAAGGGAATAGCGAAGAGATTTGGGAAAAGTGTGGCCAGTTCGGGCCATGCGCAACTTCGGCGGATGCTCACATACAAGAGCCTTATCGGCGGTACTGAGTACATCGAAGTTGATTCCAAAGGTTCCACCATGACCTGCTCGAACTGCGGGGCGCAATCTGGCCCTACGGGATTGAGTGGGCTTGCGGTAAGGCAGTGGCGTTGCGCCTGTGGAGCGCAGCATGACCGCGATGTAAACGCGGCCATCAATACGCTACTCGCCGGGGCTGGATCGGCCCACGAAAGGAGTCTTGCACATGCAAGATAGCGCTAGAAACCCTAGGCAAAACAGGGAGATCACCGATAACAAACCAAAGCGGCTCACGGTGAAAGATCGAGAGCGAATCGCCAAGGGCATGAAGCGCCACGCCAGATATATCTCTCAGGACATTCGGCGGATGGAGCGCATACAGGCTGATGCCGAGTGGCTCCATCACCGTGACAGTAATTGCGGCAATGCTGCATCGCTCACAGATGCAATCCTGGTACTGGCCAAGGAAGCGATAGCGGCACACCGGGAAGAACTGAAGGAATGCAAGGCTTGGGCGAGTAAGAGGAGAATCGCGTGAAACCCAATCAGACATCAGGCCCAGATTCAGGGGCGCAGAAAACTGCCACAACATCCAACTTGGGAGTTTCTGCTGGAACTCACTGTGCCACTAATGGCTGTGGACACAGATGGAGCAGGCATGGTCAACCAAACGAAAACTGGCGAGGCTGCCTTGAGATCGGATGCGCCTGTAGCGGATTTCTTGACGTGACAACCCTGAGCGACGATTTGTTGCTGGATAACTTTCACTGGTCGCAACCCTCTGGCGATGACGAAAAATACTATGACCT